AAAAGGAATTGTATAATCAGCATACGGCTTCTTTAAAAAGCATAGATCAATTGCGTAATGAAATAGATGAAGAAGTAAGAGACACGAGAGATATGCTTTCTAAACAGATAAAAGATCTAAACGTAATGATCATAAGATTAATAGATAGGGTTCGTGTTCTTGAAATAAACTTTATAGAACATGATGAAACTGTGAGAACTGTGTATGATCTTTCTCGTACAGAAAGAAAAAAGCCCCGCCACGAAGTTGTGGAGGAGCTTCAAGAACAGATAAAAGATGCGGGAAGAACAAATGGTAATTAAAATTTATCCTTGTTTAAGTAATCAGGAATTATCTCTTGTATCTCTCTTCTGTGTCTCTTACTATCTACCAAGATTTTAAAGGATTTGATTATTGCAGTTGAGGTAGTAAACTTAAACCACCAAGGAAAAACTGTATGTATCATTCCCAAGATACAACACAACAACAATTTAAAGCTATTCATAAAAGCAAACCTCCCATGAACCCAATATGATTGTGGATTATCTGTATCCATAGTATGTCTAGTAAATATGTTATCCAAGGAAGGCTCATTATGTCCTTCCTTTTTTTGTTTCCATTTTTTAACTTCTTTCGTTAAATTTTCTTCAAGCTGCTCTAACATTAATCTTTCCTAAATTTTCAAAGTACGCCTTATTAAACCCTCGTTCCCATTCCTTGTAAAAGGAACTTCCTTCTTTGTATGGGTTAATTATCCTTCCCCGTTTAAATGCATGGTATCCTTTGGCATGTTGAATACTAAGAGGGGGATGATGTTCCTTACGCATTTATGTTTTTCTCCTTAGTTTTTATGTAACGTCGAACCTGCGCCGTACTTCTGTTGTTTCTTCGAGAGCGAAATTCTACACGGTTATAATCATCAGTAACGCGAAACTCCATATCGTGAACAAGGCCGCAATCACAGCACACTAGTTTATAGTCCTCCATTATCGGGTAGCACCATTTGGTCCAACCTTCAGGGTGTTTTGCTTTTTCAACTTTTATTTTTGCCATGTCTAATTCAACTCTTATTTTATGTGATATCAACTAATTCACACACACCAGCAGTACATGCCAGTTCCTGTGTTCCTCTTGTCGTGTCTTCTTTTTCTACATCAGATAGTTTACTCCAATCAATAGCTTTTGGCATCTTACCTAACAATGAATTGTATTCTTTTTCATTTATATCTTGGTATGGTGCTTGTTTATATGTGTGATCCGTATGTGGCAAAAAGGACACACCGGAAAGGTGATCAAAATTATTCCAACACCAAGACCCTACATTCACCCATTCTTTTTCTTTAACAGAAATAGTTACTGAGGGTTTGTGTTCACACCAATGTTCCGCATATATTTTCCATAGTTCAAGTTGTTCTATAGCAGACATGTCATTTCTACAAATAGCTTTTTCTGGAGCCCTCATAGGAAAAGAAAACACTGTAATTATATCTGGTTGTAAATAATCCATTTCATATGGTATTCCCACGCTCACCATAAATTGAGTGAGGGGGTCTTTGTTATCCGCTCTAACGGTCCTTATATAGTGTGCGTTATGCCTAGCATGTATTCCACTTGAGCTATCTACCAGTTGGCTCACAGTTCCAGAAGGCTTTACACATGTAATTGCTGTAGATTGTGGTATCTCAAGCTTTTTAGCCCATGCCTTATTGGTCTCTACGGCTACGTTACGAAGATAATTTAACAATGATGATAAGCCATCTGTCGTACCATTAAGCAATGAACAATCCATTATACCAGTTAATGATACGCCTAACAACCTTTCTTCTTCAGTATTGTTTTGCCATCTTTTGCGAAGATACCCAAAGTTAGTAAAGGTAGCTTGTATGGTTCCTAAAATAGTAGCCAACTCTACTTTATTTTTTAGAGTAGTTTTTGTATCACTGCTTCTACAGACAACCTCTGTTAAATTACAGAATTGATTTGGCCTCAATAGTATTTCGGAACAAGGGTTTGTACCAAAATCTACATCTACATTTCTCCTACCGTTTTGTGCAGCTTTATTTTTAGCAGATTGCCTGTTAAATATACCCCTTTCACCTGATTTACTTTCGTACAAAGATAGCCACTCACTCATAAAAGTACCTGTGTCGGGCATATCTGTATACACAGCAGAGTTGTTTGCTAATGCTCTTTCTGGGTTAGTTTCCCACCACTGTCCTGTTTTGGCTGCTCTCATACGATAGTCTGATAGATTAGACAAAGAAATAAGGGCGGATCTTCGTACACCACCTACTATTACAACTTCTCCTGTTTTGCAAACAATATCATGGCATTCCAAGGAATTTAACTTTCTTCCTCTGGCTTCTTTAAACTTGGTAATAGTAAAGTCAAATAAATCAACTAAGGGCTGTGGTCCTGAAGCTCTACCACCAAATGTTTTTAGTCTTGCTCCTGAAGGACGAATTTTATTTATGTTTATTTTGGGTACACGACATGTGTATAGATAAGAAACCAAATCTCTAAATGCCCTTGCCCATCCTTCCTTTGAGTCTGCTACAGAAATTACATCATCTGTATGTTCAAATTCTCTATCAGGTATTGTAGGTAAGCTATTTATGTACTGCCTTTCAACAGAAAATCCTACACCTGTTCCATTCATCAGTATATAGAGAACCTCATCAAATGCTTTTGGATTATCAATAGGAAGGTAAGAACAATTATAACTAGCTATATTCTCTCTTGATAATGCAGGTCCAGCAGTCATCATAGATCGCATACTGGGCATAATACCCAAAGATGATATACTATTTTTTAATTGTTTCCATATCCCCTCATCAATAGTTATTTCTAAAACCTCTTTTACGTGGTACATAAAATAATCAACAAGACGAGTTACAGTTTCTTCCCAAGTTTCCCGCCTGTTTTCATTTTCAATCCAACGAGCATATCTTGAAAGTGTAATAAATCTTTGGTAATCATTCATATAATTCATGTTTGTGTACTCCAGTGCATCTAACTTTTAAGGTAAGAATTTTAGCTCCATCTAGATTTTCTAATAGTTCATGTAACATATCGACAAGTTCATTTGTAGGATCTCCATCGACAGGCATAAAAAAATTATCCGGGTCAATTTCCAAAAATATATTAGCTCTAGCTCTCATAATCATTTCTTAATTGTTGTTACTAGCTTGTTAAGATACCATTGTGCTTTTAGTAAATCTTCATCTTTATTTTTATAGTTTTCTCTCCAAGTATATTTAAACACATTTCCTTTACAGTACCCACGAAATTCTTCATGCGTTAAAGCTGCTTCAATAGCCTGTATGCATTCTATACCCTGTTTGTTATAATGTAAAGGATTATTAACGGTGTCTTGTCGTGCTTTATATTTTGTAATAAACTTACTACTTGGCATCATGCATTTCCTTTTGTTTCAGAATCAAAAACTAATTTGATTATGTTATTATTGTCATCAACTTTTTCTTCTTCATGTTCTTCTATATCAATATGCTCTAAATCAAGTTCATTACGCATTAAGTAATGCTCAACTACATGCCTGACAAATGCATTTTCATGCATTGAAGGAATAGATGCCGCCATAAGATTACAAATTTTAATCATACTGCTATACTCATATTCACTCAAAGATATTTTAGATAGATCAGTAAGAAATTTTACCTGTACTTCTCCTGTCCATACAGAAGCAGGAGTATCTTCTTCCGTTGTATTTTGCATAACGGGTCTTAACGCTATGATGAAATCATTAACATTTATTTTGTTACTTACTTTGTTCATTTTGTACCTCTTTAGTGATGATGTGACAGAGTATGTAGTACCTGAAGGTGTGTGTGGCATCGTTCTTCATTTAACCATGTTTGTGGAATGCCATCTACTTTTTTGCAGTATAAAAACTTATGTTTTTCACACCAACCAGCATATGTCATCTTTCCTCTCTTGTACAACTTCTTATTAGGATTGTCAAATATAAATCGAATATCATTATCAGGATGTTGTTTCCGTATGAAGAGATGCTTCTTCCTATCCTCTAAAACAAATCTTCCCTTTACCTCTAAGATAATTCCGTTAGGCAGTACAAAATCTGGTGTGTATGTTTTATCTTCAATCCATCTGTAAGCAATCTTAATATCTTCATATAGTATAGGTATATTTAAATCATTGAGAAGTTGACAAACATACTCTTCAGATTTTGATCTAAATACAATCTTTTTTACTTTTTTATTCAAGCTCTTTACTTCTTCTTATTTTTTGAAATAGTATGCTGTGAAACCACATAAAAATATCCATTCACTTCAAGATTAAGTGAAGATATTGGAAGATTATAACAATTGGCCTTTACAAAATAGTTATTACTTGGATCGTGTTCTCCTTTCTTCAAATACACAGATTCTTTAAAATATGCTTCTCTATCTTTTAATCCAAGGAACCAACCTTTAGACTGATCATTTAAAACCCTTACAAATGCAAAATAATCACAGTTTTGTTTTCTTGTAACATCTGCTACACTACAATCATAATTTGGCTTGGGTGTAACAGATGTTCTCTTTGTTTTAACGTCTATTGTTTTATCATCTATAATTAAATCATAATCATGTGTATTATTTTCTTCTCCTCCTAATATCTTTCTTGTAATTTCTTCACCAAGAAAACCAAATACATTTCCTTGTCCACGAGTAATGCTATTATGTAATACCCCCATCTCCTTTGATTTTTTATGTGCAACTTTTCTCATTTTATCTGTAATTAAAACTTCTATCATTACATAATTCCTTTTAATTATTAAAAGAAGGACTTAGCTACTACTACCACCTGAATAAAGAAGTGTTAAAAGGACTACTATACATAGAGGAAGTAACCCCAAGCTTTTTCAATTCATCTGCTAAATCAGAATCCGCTAATCTACGTGCTTCTATAGCTGAACGAACACCAGTCAATCGTTTTTCCTTCAACACAGCCTTTGCCTCAAGCAATTGCTTAGACACTTCATTAACAGTTTCTGTTAATTCTTCAATTGACATTTCATTAAATACCAAATTATTCTCTTGCTCTGTCATACTATTGCTCCTTTATCTATATAATATACCATAGGTTTTTCTTTAGCCTTACTTACTTTAGACTTTTGTTCTGTTAAAGCATCTCCCCAACAGGCAAATCTAAAATCACAAAACTTACATTCAGTGCAAAGTATGTACCTTCCACTTTCAACTTTTCTATATGTCTCCTTTACTGGTTCATAACAACGTGAAAATATGTTTTCCTTTAGTATGTTTACTGTTTTCTCCAATGACTGCATAACTTTATTTAAATTACTAGTGTACTTTACATACTTAAACTCACCGGAAGAATGGTTGACGACCCACCATCCTCCCGGCTCAACTCCCTTACCTTTTGCATACACAGCAAGTTGTCCAATATAACCAAAACTATCACTTTTTTCTACTTCTTCACCTCCTATCCACTTGTTTCTATAACTCCAAGGACTGGTAGATTTTATATCATCTACTTTACCATCTACAATAAGATCATACTCACCGTTAATAGTTTCTCCTGCTATTTCTACTTGTACTTTTTCCGGCTCACCATAATTAACTCCTGCTTCAGTTAACACACCCTTAAACACAGCTTCCGTTATATCTCCTATTAGCATACGCAATAGGAAGTTAGAACCGGGAGGTATTGCTTTCTCAGGTTTATTCTTCATAAACCAAAGTTGACAAGTGGCTCTTCCTATATTGCTTGCTCTTAATCTAAACTTATTATTTTTTCTACCTTCAAATTGTTTATCTAGTGATTGCTCTACATGCCTTACAATCTTTTGTTTGGTGCTTTTACACATGCCTACAGAGCCATTAATTACATTTGTAAAGTACCTGTGTACTAGTAGTTCAACAGGATGTTCCATATCAAAGCTCCTCTGCTACGTCTATAAACTCCTCTATCACACTAGTTTCTTCATCACTAAACAAAACTGTATTGTTTAGCTCATTATACTTGTCTGTGATGTAATTATTTTGGTTATCAACCCATGCCACAAAGTTAGCAAACACTTCTTGATCTGTGTCGCCTATCTTAATTTCTTTTGAAAAATCTACAGAAGGAATAGGAGTATATACCATATTACCATTTGGCATTTGGCTTCCTTCAGTAGTCATTTTTATCTCATGTTGTGGCAATAGACGCCTTGATGATAAGTACTTTCCAATAGTTTGTCCCATTATCTTGGAAGCATCTTTGTTACTTATTTCCCACACAACAGGGATATCCTTCTCCTGTTGCTCTTGTACTTCTCCTTTGTCATTCAGGGTTTCATTTAAAGAAGCCACACCAAAGAGCGCCCTCACACGCTTAACAGAAGAAATTAGACGACGAGTAGATTCAGGTAGCGCCTCCCAATCCTTGATAAACCCGGAAGGACGACCACAATTGAAGCTACCATCATCATCCATTAAATCATTGTTGTTAAATGTGTCTTGCGTAACAAAAACAGACTTTATAAACTTTCCCTTTCTACCATCCTTATCTGGACTAGCATAAGGAACCCAACGGGTATACCTGAACCGCTGTAAGAATGGGCGAAAGGTAATGCCTTCCGAATAGCTAACTTGACCATTATTGTTTATAGTAAAAGTCCCGCCTGAAACAACCTCCATTTGTCGTTTCTTGCCATTTGTATCTACTGTATCCATAATAGGCTGATGATTAATTTTCATGCGAGGAATAGTCAGGGGAGCATCTGTTTGCAATCCCATTCCCATAGCATTCGCCATTACTTCATAATTATCTGTGCTGATTGTAGCCAACTGTTTGTCCATTTATTAGTCCTTTCATAAGTTTGAATTTAACCATTATACCTTAAAATAAAGTTTTGTCAAGAATATTCTGCTACCTCCATCCAATTATCTCCTATTTTACAATCCATACTCAATGGCACATCAAAGTGTAGTTCAAACTTTATCCCCAGCATAGTCTGTAATGCATTTTCTACATCACCTATACACTCTTTAACTTGAGCCTCTTCACCGGGATATGTGTCAATGACAATACTGTCGTGAACACTATTAACAATCATGCTCCTTAACTGTTTCTTTTGTATTCTTTTTTCAACTAGCAATAAAGTAAATTGAACAATATCCGTAGCTACAGATTGTACTGGGTAGTTTTTAATTGCAGTAAAATACGTAATTCCTCCATTGCTTCTACGTTTAGCATCAGGAAATGCAAATTGCCTTCCTGTGGGCGTTGTAACCATTCCTGTAGCCATTACTTCATTAGCTAATGAAGTATGCCATTCACCAATGCCCGTGTATTTTTGTATAAATTGTTGATAGTACTCTGCCTCTGCTGTTGTTCTTCCAAACCCTGTAGCACCAAATAGAGGGGCAAACGTGTGCTCTTTAGCTTCTTGTCTTGAGGTTTTCTGCCCTGCATCCGTAATAACTTTTGCCGTATGGCTATGAACATCAAACCCTGTCTTAATTTCGTTTTTAGCAATGTCATCCTTCCCTAAAAAAGCTGCTGTTCTAAATTCAAGTTGAGCGAAGTCTGCCTCTACAATTTTCCCCCCATCCCAACGCGATTTAAAGACACGCTTTATTGGAAAAGTATTTCTCCTTGGCATATTTTGTAAATTTGGAGAATCAGAAGCTAATCTTCCCGTAGCCGTTCTGTGTTGTACTAATCTTACGTGTAGCATACCATCTGTTTTCATATATGTTTCTATACCATCAACAAACGAAGATAGATATGTACCCAAAGCAGATAGCCTACGAACTTTGTGTAAAAAGGATTGTTCTCTTACCATATTTTTTCTCTTGGCTACCTCCTCTAACATTTCTATGTTAGTTTTACTCGTACTGAACCCATGATTAGATACCCAACTTGCTGAAGGTGCAGAAAACTTTAACCCCGCTATTCTTTTTTGAGGTATGTAGAGTATGCCCTTCTTGTTACACACTCTACAAAGTCTTTTACCTTTTCCAATTGTCCCGTCTTTCTTTCTAACAAAGGTAAACCCTCTTCCAAAACAATCTGAACATTGTATTGCTTTAGTTTTATATACAAGCCTACTGTTTTCTTTCACCACTGAAGCAAAAGCTTTTTTCTTCATGTATTTTGAAAAACATTTTGACCAATTAGATTTATCTATTGGCTTACAACTGTATATAACTGTACTTAACTGCTCTGGAGAAGATAAATTTATTGGTGTGTCTCCCATAAGTTCTACAATTTGCTCATTAAGTTCTTGTGAAATACTGAACTGTTCTTTCTTAAACTGTTCTTTCACCCTGCTAAGTTCTTTTTTATCTACAGCAAATCCCCGTGAATATATCTTAGCCAACAAAACACATACCTCATTGGTCAATGCACATATTGATTCAAGACAAGAATACTCCTCAGTGTATAACTTCTTTCTAAGAACATCAGATAACTCTTGTGTAACTCTAACATCAGTTAAACAATATTCTTTCAATTCCTCTCCCTCTATTTCATCAACAGCAACACCTTCTTTGAGTTTATTCTTCATTAAATCCATCTTTTGGTTATCAAGAGCGTACCTCTCAGCAATCGCTTGTAATGAGAGCGGTTGTTTTTGTGATCGTTGAAATAAGTATTCCAATAACATAGTATCAAATACTGGCCCGTTATATTTGAAACCACAATCCCACAACCAAATCAACTCATGTTGTGCGTTATGACAAATTATTACTGCAGCTTCATCAAGCTGTGCTTGAAGCCTATCTTTAGAACTAGTATCACTATGTGTACTATGATTAAACCAAAACACAGATTCCTCACCAGTGTCCTTTTTGGTACATACGAGAACAAGTTTGTTGTTTGGTGTAAATGGATCAAGTAAAATTTTACCTGAAGGTAATCTAGTTATTGTGTTTTCAATATCTATTGTAAGTTTCATGTTGTTTTCCTATGCTCTAAATGTTCCAGTTTTTGAATCAAATAAAGTAACTATTTTACCATGCCTCCCCGTAAGTTTATTCTTTAAAATTAGCCAATGTCGTTCTGGACTATCCTGCTCTTGCTGCCCCTCAAAATTTTGAAGCATGGGGGTTTTTGTAATACAAAATAGTACATCTGCCTCTGATGCCTTACCTGTACGACTGCCCTCAAGCATGGACATGTCCACAAATACCTTTCCTTCAGCTTCTGCTGACAATTGTGACATGGCAAATATTGCACAATTATATTGCTTAGCTATAATTCTTAATCTTACATACACAGCTTTAAGCTTATCGTGTTGGGCTGTATAAGTTCCTTCAGGTTGGAATTTATCTGCCATATCTGCCACAAGAATATCTGGTTTAAAAAACTTAACTGCCCTTTCCATATGATTTAAATCCCAACCAGTAGCGTCTACCAATTTAAGTCTACTCCTTACTGGGACGAATAGTTCGTTTGCTTTTGTTCTATCTTTATGGATATTTTCCAATGACATGTCACAAGAAGAAGTTAGGTATCGGCCACCGACACGACCAGTGCTTTCTTCATTAGCTAATACCAATACAGTAGCTCCTTGATGCAAAAACCCATTCGGTCCTGCACATAAGTAAGCATGTGAGCTTGTCTTTCCTGTATTGGGCCTTGCAGCACCCACAATCAATTGTCCATCGCTCACACCGGGAACAAATTCTGCCAAAGTAGGTATATTTATTTTCCATCTGGAAGTTAATTGGTTCTTTCTTAAAAGTTCATCTATGTCTAAATCTTCAAATTCAAATTTTAAAAGCGGTATAAAGTCTTCTTCACGGTTATCAATGAACTCTGAGACTTTGTTTAAAGTTGTAATCTCCCCGTTAGACATCTTGAAAGCTATGTCTACGAGTTCATTAGCAGCATCTTCTCTGTTTAATTCACACAAAACATCCTGTGCTACCTCCTTGTTTAATGGAGTAGCACCTTCTATTTTCCTAAATAAGCTTGCATATATTTCTTTTTGTGTTGTGGTTAAAGTCGAATTTGAAGTAAAGAATATCGCCTCTACATCTGAAACATTAATACTATTTTTGTATTTAAGCATAGCAAAATCAATTACGTTCTTGATTGCCTTAGTTTCTTTACTCCTAAATATCTTTTCCTTTGCTATCCCTTTATTTTCCTCATAGAAATCACGAGAAATCAAGGTGCGGAGAAGTGCTAGTTCCATTATATGCCCCTTCCATTCATTGTTTTGCGTTATTAATTTTTTCTTGCAGCCTAGTTATATCATATTTCTTCCTGTATTTCAAGTCATCTTCTAGACGAAAGGCAAAAATCTCAGCATTTGTATGGGAACAAAGTTCTCTTTTAATAGCTAAACTCTTATTACTAGCATCAGGATCAAGAGCAACAATGATTGTGCTAACGTCATTAAGCTGCTTATGATAAGAAGCAAGAAAGTTTGTACCTAAAAGAGCAAAGCCTATACAGTTATCAAATGTAGTTGCAACTACGGCAGCAGATATACAATCCTCTACCAGTACCACTACGTTGCCACTCCCCATCTTGTAGCCACACCCACTAGCTCCATACCTCCTCCATTTTGGCTGTACTTTAGGGTGTGATGCTCTTCCTATAGCGTCCACAATTATATACTCATGTATAATTGGAAATACAATTCGCTGTTCCTTTAAATCATAATATAATTTTATATCATCTAGATCAAGACCATATACACTAGAAAACTTATAAAATGCTGGACTATTTTTTGTACTGTCTCCTGCTGGCAAAATATATGAAGGCATTTCAAAATCTTTTTTAGTGTTTTTCCTTTTCTTTTGTAGGTCTTGAATAGAAATAGATTGCTTTGTTACACCGGACAAGGAACAACCAGCCTTGTAACAGTTGTATAAAAGATTTCCTATTTGTTTTGTAACTGTAAAGGTATTTCTCCCATTACATTCAGGACAATCCCCCCTATAGCTTTCATCCAATTGTAAATCCAATTGATTTATATATTTAATTACTTCCATTGATCAGGCACTTCTAATTTTATTAAAAATTACATCATCCTCATCCATAGAAAAGTTACGTTTGTCTGCTGCATTTCGTGCTTGATGTGTGCTTATACACACGTAAGGCATCAAACTCTCTCTGCTTTTATGTCCACTGTATGCCATTATTTCCGTATCTGTGGCCCCATGATTAGCTAAATCTGTTAGTACCGTTCTTCTAATGTCTCTCAGTTGTAAACTTTTTGGTAGCCCTGCTTCGTCCATAATTTTTCTGAAAGTTCTGGCTATGTTCTGCTCACTATACGGCGCAAGCCTGTAAGGATTAGGTACAACCCATCTTTGAAAACCATAATCCTCTTTTTGGTCAATCAACATTTGAACAAGACTGCCTGATATAGGTATGCCGGGTATGCGCTCCTTAGTTTTTTGTATCACCTCTCTTGTATATAGTTTTTCAGTAAAATCATAGTTGTGCCATTCAGATAATCTAATGTCTTCTATGCGTTGCCCTAGTTCTACGTTTATACGCACCAGTAACCCTACATTTCTCCATTTAGATACACTAAATGCTGTAGTTAAAAATACCTTGAAGTCTTCTGTTTGCCAAACAGTATTTCTTGGTGAAACTTTTGTTCTTTCAATAAACCCCCAAGGATTTTTATCAAGTAAATCATGTTTCATCAACACATTCCATACCCGTATGGCTATCTGTGTGGTGTAATTGGCAAAGCGTATCCCTTCAACATTAGAATTAACGCTTTCAAATAGCGCCCAATAAATTTGTTGGCACTTAGCCACATTTAATTTATTTATAGCTAAACTCCCTACCCTTTCTCCAGTTTCAAGGGGAGTGTTAACTAACCTTTGTAACAGGTATGTGTATTGTGTTTTGGTTTTATTATTGGTTATCTTTTTCTTAAATTCAAGTGTTTTAAAATACCTCTCTATAACATCTGCTACAGTTCCCTTTTTATTCAAGTTCATGTTGCATTTCCTTATACTTAATCTTGTATTCTTGGTCCAATCCATAAAATAAATCTGTCCAAACACCAGTTTTAAGATATGCTTCCATGTTTCGTACGTATACATCAAGGATATTATATCTGTTGTTTGCCTTTTTATCATATTTTATTCTCAATTGTTTTCTTAGGCCATCTCTTTCTTCTTTAGTTATTTTTATCCAGTTACGAACTTTTTTTAATGACGTAGGATGTTCATCCGGTAAGTTT